AAGAAGAAATTGCTTCGGAAGCTGATGTTTCTGAAGGTGAAGCACAAGCTATCATCGAGCAGGTTATCTCAATCGTTGAGGATAAGGTTGCTGAGGTTGAAGGAGGAAACGAAGACCTGAGAAAGCGTCTTGACAAAATGGAGGAAATCCTTTTGGAAATGGCGAAGACTCAAAAGTCTTTCAGCTCTGACATCGACAAGCTTAAGAAAGAACCTTCAGGCACACCTATCTCTAAAACTGCTTTCTCTACTGAAGAAAGAGCATCATCTCTGTTGGATCACAGAACAAACTTTATTAAAAAACTTAAAAATAGCTAATACTAATCATGAAAAAGGATTTACAATTCAACTTTGACGTATCTGCTCTATCTGACTATGTAAACCAGACTAACGAGAACTTGCTTTCTCAGTCTTTGATGTCAGATCCTACAGCTAACTACGTCTCTATCATGCCTGGAATCAAGAGCGCCGAAAACATCAACACTCTCGACTCTTCTATGGCACTACAAGCTGGAGCGGCTGGTTTCTCAGCTGGTTCATCTACCACCAATTTCGACGCCGTAACCCTCAGCGTTGACAAATTCAAGATCAATGAGCAATTAGATCCATATGCTTTGGAACAGAAGTGGATTCAAGTTGCAATGACTCCTGGTTCAATCCAAGAAGGTATACCATTTGAGTCGTACATAGCTAACGAAAAAGCTGAGAAGATCTCTAAGATCGTTGCTCAACTTTCTTGGCAAGGTTCAACCTCTGGTGCTACCGGAGCTGGTAACTTGGCTTACGCTGATGGATTCATCAAGACTTTGGCTGGTGAAGCTACAAGAGTGGTTGGAGCAACTGGCGCTTCTGCATTCAACGCTTCTAACATCGTAGCTACTTTGGATTCAATGATCGCTTCTTTGAACGTTGACGTTCTTGACAGAGACGACTTGGTTCTTTGGTTGTCACCTGCAATGTACAGAACTTTGGTTTCTGCATTGAAGACTCTAAACAACTACTGGATCGATCCTTCGGTTACTATCGACGGAACGTTCATGTATCCGTTCTCGAATGTGAGAGTGGTTAGAACTTACGGTCTTGCTTCTTCTGGTTCACAATCAGGATACGCCGTAAACAGCAACGATTGTGTCGTTCTCGGACCTGCTCAATTGTTGTTCTGGGGAACTGACTTGGTTTCAGATTACTCGACGTTTAAGTTGTTCTACGCTGACGCCGAAGACGCCGTTAGGTTCATCTTCCGTGCTAAGCTGGGTACAGCGGTAGTTTACCCACAGTACTTCGTAACCAACTTCTAATCAACGTCGATAACGACTAAAAAAAACTGAAATACAATGGCAGCATGTTCACAATTAACAACTGGTAGATCAGTAGGCGCCTGCAAAGGCATTGGCGGAATCGAGAGTTTCTTCGTCGCCAATTCCGACAATGTTACTGCAGTAGGTACCACTGGATCTGCCGAGACCCTCGCAATCAACTCGATTACGGCGGGAGCGACGGGAGTATTCTATCAATACCCCCAAGTGCAAGAGACGTCTTCGATCACGTTTACGCCAACAGCAAATGTGCAGAACTCATCTCTATTCTACGAGATGATCGCAACTATGCAGTTCGCTAACTACGATGCATCTCTACGTTACATCGCACAAACACTGGGAGAAAACAACTTGGTAATCGTTGCTAAGTTGAAATCTGGAGAGTACGTATACCTCGGCGAAAGCGGCGGTATGGATATCAACGGAGGTTCTGGTCAATCAGGCCAAGCAGCTGGAGATCTTAACGGATTCACCCTTGAGTTTAGAGGAATTCAACAAACTCCTCCTAAAACATTAGATGCAGCATTCGTAGCTTCTACGGGATGGACTGATCTAATTAACTCTACCCTCGCCTAATTCATAGGCATCTACATAAAGAAAGGGGAGACTTCGGTTTCCCCTTTTTTATTCTTAGCGTTTTGACCCAATTCTATATTTAGTAGTATATGATAATCCTGGACAACACCCAATCATCCCAGACCATTCGATTAAGGTTAGGGGATAAGTTTACCCCTAATGGGGCACCACTTAGTCTGGTGTTATATCGGATTGAGGAGGGAAATAAGGCATATTCCTTTGCCATAAGCCCTACAATCAAAGGAGGAGTCTACACTTTTGTTGTAAATCCATCCACTCTACCTTCGTCGGATTATAAGGTAGCAGTCTTAGAAGGTCTACCAGATGTTATATTTCCCAATTGTGAGATAACTTCGGACACAACTGTTTCAACAGATTCCGATTCTGGATGTGATCCGCTACTACTCGAGGCTGAGCTTACATTCGATGCCCTACTTCTACTGGCCGATATACAAGATACAATCATATGGCAAGGAAGAGCAAGAGTAGAAGGTACTACAAACTTTACTACAACTGCTCCTACACTACAACCAACATACATAGTCTATGAAGGATAAACAAGCAAATATCATGTTCCGGTCTATATCCGGAGAAGAATTAAGAATCCCTTCTTATTCAGAGAATATAGTCAATGGGAAGGAATGGGTTTACTGGGGTAACGATAACCTATACCCTAATTTTCTAATCGAACTCAGAGACAAATCCCCAATACATTCAGCTATCCTGGAGAGAAAGCTTTCCTACACCATGGGAGATGGGGTACAAAACCCAGAATCATTCCCCATGTTTAAGGGCAACTTAGACTACGAATTGGTTAAGATGCTTAGCGATTACTTCCTTATGAACACTTTCGCTATCAATGTGGTGTGGTCCAGAGATGGTGAGTCGATAGCACACGCTGAACACGTAGATGTTACTAAGGTAAGATACGGCAGACCAAATGCTTTCGGTAAGGTCGAGGAGTATTGGTACTCTAATGACTGGAACGATACCAGAAAAGCTTACAACAAACCAGTAAGTTTCCCCGCCTACAACCCAGAAAATCCAGTTGGATCCCAATTGTTTGTTTGGAGAGGTTACTCACAAGGCACCAACATTTATCCTAAACCGGAGTACATTTCTGGTATTGGTTGGATCGTGCTGGATTACACGTTACAGAACTTCCACGTCAACAATGCACAAAACTCTTTCAGTCCTTCGATGTCCGTTATTTTGTCCGGACCAGTACCTGAATCACAAGAGGAAAGAGACTACATCTGGAAGGAGATCAAAAGACAATACGGTGGAAGTCGTGGAGCGGGTGAGATATTTTTAGTGTTCGCCCCCGATGGTTCGGAATCGGTTAAGTTAGAACCAATCTCCAACAACGACAACGACGAGAGATACTTAGCACTTGCTGAAATGACGAGAGATATGATCTTGACTTCACAACAGGTAGTTTCCCCAATGCTTTTCGGAGTTAAGACAGCGGGACAACTTGGAGGAAGAGCAGAACTACTGGATGCTTACGAGTTATTCCTTAACACCACGATCAAGCCGGTTCAGCTAATGTTCTCGAGCATTTTCGAAAAGCTATTTGGATACGAATTAGACTTTACGGATTCTGCTCCTGTAGCTTACAGATTCGGAGAAAATATTCTACAAGCTATCTTGACCCAAGACGAGATGAGAGACATAGTAGGTTACGACCCACTAACTGCTGGAGAACAAAGTATCACAGAGGAAATTGAAGATCCCACCGATGCTGAAGCGGCCACGAGAGATCTTGAAGAAACAGAACAACCACAAATATGAATATAGTACTTTTCATATCAGAAAGCAATTTAGTGGATAGGTCAGATATTCTAACCTCTACCTTTTCTAAGCCAATTGCTAACTCGATTTACCAAATGCAACAAGCGAAGGTACTACCCCAAGCCGGTACGGACCTTTACAACAAGATAGCCGATCTTATTACGGCTGGTACGATTTCGGCGTCTGGTAACGAGCACTACTTGGCTATGCTTACTCAGTTCATCCAGCCAGCTCTTATTTCCTACGTTACAGCAGATGTGTTACCGAGGTTAAACTATAAGATCTCGTCACAAGGGGTTATTACCCAAACCAATGAAACAGGAGCACCTGTAGATTTGTCCACTGTCCAATTCCTACAGGAAAGATATTCGTCTGAAGGCGATTGGTTTATGACACAACTTCGAAATTACATGATGGAATTCCAGAACGTTATTCCAGAACTTGCGTCTCCTACCTCCGGAGATAGTAGAACGATACTACCAGACTACTCGATTCCATGGCACAAGAGGATTTACCTCCAAGGTGGCTCGGTGGACTGGAGTTTCTATGATAATATGCCTTCTTAAAACTATGAAACTAACACTTGCGTCTATAGCGACTGTTCTTACTGACAAAACCTCGATAGCAAATTTTGGTGCTCTTCTCGTCGTCAATTTTACTACTATCGAAATGGTTGTAAAAATAATCGTGGGATTATCTACAGTGGTGTGGACGGTTCTCCGGATTAAAAGTGAGTTACGAAATATGAAAGATCGGAATGCGAACGAGTCGTCCGACATATCTAATAAAGACATTAAAAAATGAGCGGATCTTTAAAAATACAACAAGGGGCCACGGCGGCTACCCCAGAAGCTGGATACACTACCCTGTATGCTAAGTCTACGGACGGTAACATGTATGTGAAAAAGTCCGATGGTACTGAAAAAAATCTCGTAGGTTCCTCTGGTACTTCAGGCGTCAACGGTAGTTCAGGCACTTCAGGTTCATCTGGTTCCAGCGGAACTTCTGGAGTATCAGGTTCTTCTGGCTCATCAGGAACCTCGGGATCTTCGGGATCTTCGGGTACTTCAGGCATCAACGGAGCAACGGGTGCTACAGGTTCCTCAGGTACTTCAGGCGTCAACGGAGCGACTGGAGCGACGGGTTCATCGGGTACCTCCGGAGTCAATGGAGCAACCGGTGCAGCTGGTTCCTCAGGTACTTCGGGTATTAACGGAGCCACAGGGGCTTCAGGTTCATCTGGCTCATCTGGGACTTCAGGCGTCAACGGAGCGACTGGAGCAGCGGGTTCAAGCGGTACTTCAGGTATCGATGGACCAACGGGTGCTTCAGGTTCATCGGGTACCTCGGGCGTAGATGGTGCTGGTGGTGCTACTGGATATTTCGGTTCATTCTACTCTACCTCAGATCAGTCGGTAGCTACTATAAACACACCAACTAAAGTATCTCTTGATTCTACCTCGGTCAATAACGGGATTAGCCAATTAGGAGGTACTGTAACTATCTCTAAAGCGGGTTACTACAAAATGGTAGTTAACGCTCTCGCCGCCAATCTCGACGGAAATGCGCAAGACATTACTTTCTGGCTGAAGTACAACGGGTCAGATTTCCCTAACTCTTCTCACACCATGTCTATTGCAGCACGTAAGTCTGCGGGTGTACCAACAGAGAGATTGGTAAGTTTTGAATTTTTAGGACAAGCTCTTAATGATAACGATACAGTAGAGATCTACTGGCAGACCACAAACCTTTCAGTAACCTTAGATGCTAAGACTGGGGTTGGTATTCCAAACTCTGCTTCAGCATGGGTGAATGTAAGTCAAATTGCTTATAACGGTAACGACGGAACCTCGGGTACTTCAGGAGTCAACGGAGCCACAGGGGCTTCTGGTTCCAGCGGAACCTCGGGGGTTAACGGAGCAACAGGGGCTTCAGGTTCATCTGGCTCATCAGGAACCTCGGGGGTTAACGGAGCCACAGGCGCTTCTGGTTCCAGCGGAACTTCCGGAGTCAATGGAGCAACTGGTGCAGCTGGTTCCTCAGGTACTTCGGGTATTTCAGGTTCATCCGGTTCATCAGGCACTTCGGGATCATCAGGTTCCAGCGGAACTTCTGGAGTATCAGGTTCGTCTGGCTCATCAGGAACTTCGGGTTCTTCCGGTTCATCCGGTACCTCAGGTTCATCTGGTTCCAGCGGAACCTCAGGGGTTAACGGAGCAACGGGTGCAGCGGGTTCCTCAGGTACTTCGGGTGTTAGCCCAGCAGGGTCTACCTCACCTATTACCGAGGTAGGTATCTCTTCTTTGGTTTCTGATTCTATCGGAGCAACAGCGGGTATTACTGGAGGACAGTACAACTTATCAATTGGTTACAATGCTACTACAGTCTGTGGTGGTAATGCTATAGCCATCGGATCAGCTGCTGACGCTTGTAACGCTTATGGTGATACCAACAGAGGCGGTATAGCTATCGGGCCAGGATCAAAATCCAACGGTAGAGAAACAATTGCTATCGGATGTAACGCTGACGCTAAACAAGGAGCTCAAGGTATAGCAATTGGTGCTAACTCTATAGCTTACGAAGGTGGAGTTCATATAGGTGGAGGAGCTCGAGGATCTGGTTCGGGTAATGTTATCTCTATCGGTACTAATGCTTGTGCTGTTGGTAGCTCCTCGATCACAATGGGTACCAACACGTATAATAGTGGCTCAGGTTACAACATCACAATCGGTGATACTTCTTGTAATCTTAACACCACGTATAGTACCATGCTTGGTAAGAATAACGTCTTACAGGGTGGAGATTGCAACATTATTATAGGTTACAGTAATTCACCTACCCAATGTATTACGAACAACGTAATCATTGGTAATGATATTGAAGTGGTACACACCGGTTGTTTATCTGCTGTTCCATCAGGTAATATCGCTATCGGTAAAGGAGCAATAGTCTGTGTAACTGGTGGAGGTCCCGGTGATGACGGAGATAATATAGCAATCGGTACTAACGCTATCACCACGGGTAGTAGCGGTTGTGATATGATCGCTATAGGTCACAATGCTTACGTTGGAAGATTTGGTTCTGTATCGATTGGAGCGTCAACATGTTCTAATAACGCTGGAGGTATAGCTATCGGAAGACAAGCTTTTGCTAATGGAGAATTAGCGATGGCTATTGGTTATAACATTACCGCAGCCCAATACTCTTTGAATATAGGATGGGGCGCTGCTTCTTCCCAATATTCTACAGTTCTTGGAACATGGGGTGGCGGTGGAGCTGCCACCTCACAAGACGCTGTAGTTATCGGAAGAAATGCTGCGGTAAACACAGCAGCATGTGGTATCGCCTTTGGTTATAACACTTGTGTAACCCACGCAGGAGCGGCAGCAATTGGACCAGGTGTAGTTTCAGAAAAAGCAAATACTACCCACGTTAACAATCTGATCGCTTTAGGACAAGGAGCTTCTAAAGTAAATGCTGTTGGATCAACAGGGGGTACAGCTACGATAGATTGGGATAACTCCAACAACCAAACCCTATCCCTAACCTCGAATATAACTTCACTGACCCTATCGAATCCGATTGCTGGTGCAAGCTACAGTTTGGCTATTACTCAAGCAGGAACTGGGTCTTACACTATTACTTGGCCAGCTTCGGTAAAATGGCCAGGAGGATTTGCTCCTATCCTTTCAACTGGGGTCGGGGAAATAGACGTGATTAGTCTCTTCTATGATGGTACTAATTACTACTCAGTTGCAGCACTAAATTTTAGCTAATATGGGATTATTCGGAGGATATAATTTACCAATGGGAGGTACAGGAGCAACAGGCTATCCTGGTACTACGTCTATTCAAGACTTTACCACTAACGGTACTTGGTCTAAATGTCCGGGTGCAGTTTACGTCAAAGTTATATCCATCGGTGGTGGTGGAGGCGGAGGTAATGGCCTTAACGCTCCCTCCACAGTTACTGGAGCAGTAGTCCTCGGGGGAGCCGGAGGTGGCGGTGGTGGTATAAGTACACAAA